TCTTGTGTATACTTTTGCTCATATAATGTCAACATATCTTGTGGACCTTTTAAAAATCCATAAGCTTCTCCCAAACAAGCATATAATAGCCCTTGAGGGAAGTACCTACTTACATAAGTCCCAGAAGTATTAGTCCCTAATCCTGTTGGTATTGCATTTCCGTATATTTTAATAACATAATTAGCATCTGGTGTAGGAGCCATTAAAATAGATCCAGAAGTAGTATCTGTTAATCCTGTTGCTCCTCCAAACATAGCATAATATTTAGGGAGCCCTGTAACATCAGCTCCCGATGTAGTAGAGCCTTCAGGCCCTGTTAATTTTCCCACATATTCACTTAAAAAAGTTTGATCTCGTCTCTGTAACCACGTGCCTTGTTCATTAGCATTAGCTGTAGAATTAAAAATTTCCACCCCTCTTACAAATTGAAAACCTGCTGGAACTCTAACAGTATTAACATCTGCAGCAACCGCTCCTTCCCATTCTTGTCTGTCCGAGTCCATAGGAATATCAAGATTGATTCTATGTTCAGCGTTTTCTATAAATCTGCTTAGAAGAGCACCAGTAAAAACAGTGCTGTCTACTTCAGTATAATTTCTAATGTCAGCTTCTAATGCTGAAAGTGTATATCCTGCCATTATGCGCTTATGGTTACCGGTCCAACGGACACTGGATAACCACCTCCTTCTATTCCACCTGCTGTAGCTGTATCAGTATTTACAACAAAATAAAACCAGTCAGTTGTAAAATCTGTATCTCTGACGCCCGCTACATATTTTCCTGTAACAATAGCATATCCTGCCGCTAAAGCAATTTTAGCTCCTGTAATTCCATCCCAACTTTCTGGATTCGCATAAGCTCCTGCTGTAGTAGGCATTCCTCTAAAACGATAAGTATCTCCATTAGTTAAACCATGATTCGGTACATTAACATTTATATAAGCTGATCCTGTACCATAAGTTATAAAAGGATTAAATGGCATTAACTGTGTAACATCTGGAGCAATTCTTGAAGGTCTTGCATGTTGCAAACCTTGAGGATCCGCTCCTATTGGATGAGGCTGTAATTGAGGTTGTTTAACTTCAAATTCAGAGTTATGCACCCAGGCACCAGTCCATTCCTGTACCATTTCTCTATATGGAAATGCTACACCAGATCTGTCTGATATTGCAAGTGCTCTTCTACCTTTTGAAAATCTAGCCATTATATATTTGGATAATAAGTTTTAGGGGTTATGTAAGTACTAGCTGGAGAACCATCTTCTGATAATGCTCTAGCAAATTCGTCTTCGTATAATAATTTCATTTCTTGTGTTCTTTGTGGCGCAAACTTCATAGATAAATAATAAGAAAGACCGGATACCATTGGCGGAATAAATCTATATGGAGTATCAGTTGCATTACTGTAAGCTCCAACATCTTGAATTCTTTTCACATAATAAACATTTAAATAATTAGAGGCTGCTGTTGAATTAGGTAAAGGATATACTGTAAGAGTCACTTTATCTATTAATCTTTGAATCCAATATTGAGAAGGTGTTCCAAGTGAAGCTTTATTAGCTGTTGCCGCATAAGCGTCTCTTGCAACTTTAGTTAAACCCGTGTCTGATTGAGAAGTGGTATTATAATTTTGTCTATAAGTAACGTTTAAAATATCTGTAATACCATAGATATTAGTTACTGGAGTAGTGGTTGCTTGTGGTGAAGCGGCAGCAGCTGCTGCACTATCAACAGAGTTTCTATAAAAAGTATAGATACCCATTCCTTCATCAGTTGCATCTACATTAGTAGAAGAACCTACTATAATATTTATATTAGTATTTCCTACTTCCCAAAAATGTACACCTCTATTACCCCATTCTTGAAAAAGAATATTTAAAGATCTTCGTGCTGTTTTAAGTTGATGACCTGCAGTTCCTATTAAACCGATACGTTCATACGCATCTACAATAATTTCATCAATAGAAAAGTTCTGGTCAAAACTATATGAGTCTGATGTAGTGTTTGCCATTAGAATTCCTATCCATAATAAACAGTTACATGTGTTACTGCTACATTCGTAACTTTAAGACTTGTGCCAGCTCTAATCCCTGTTCCTGGTAACATTATCTTTCCAGTAACTGGACTTAAGTTAGATGTTACATTTGTAGCTGGTGTATTAACTATCCACAGTGCTGTCGTATCATCATTAACTGTTATTGTTCCAGCTGCAACATTCGTAGGTACAACCCACGAAAGTCCTAAAATTCTAGCTGCTCCCCCATGAATTGTTGTAGTGGTAGCGGATGTAATATTAACTGTTTTTATATCTACGGGATACCCCATAATTTTCTCCTTAAAAAGTGCTCCCGAAGGAGCACTTTAATTATTAGTTATTAACCAACGTCAACAGCTTGAATATAAGTAACTGTCAACCAACCAACACCTGTTCCCAGGTTAGGGTAAGTTAAAAGTAATCTTCTATCCGTGTCTCCAACGTCTGCCCATGCATCAAGTCTTGCTTTATTAGCTCCAGATGTAATAGGTATGATACCTAAAGCAACACCCGTAAATGCAGCAGCTGCTGTAAATGCAGTTGCATCACCTACATAACCTAAGCCAGCTGTCGCTGCAGCTCCATTCCATACAACACTTACTAATAAGCTTGCAGTAACCAATTGGCTCTTTGCAGGGATTATAATACTTGTTGTACTCGTAGTTGCTGCTTGAGTAATAGCTTCAGTTTGTGACATTAACACATGACCTGTATTTTTCATATTCGTTCCAACAGTAGAACCAGTAGTATTTTTAATACCTCCGGCTAATATTGGACCCGAAAAAGTTGTATTTGACATAATATTCCTCCTAGAATATTTAAATGTAGTCCCTAGGGGATAGTCGACTATACGCGTCTACATTTAAGTTTGTTTAAAGTTTGTATAGTGAGTTATTTATATGATAGTTTTGAGTAGAGTGCAAGAGATCCCTGCATAAAAGTACGTTTTCAGCGATGTGGCTTTTATCTAAGTTGCCACAGAAACTTGGGGGGCAGAATTTTGAACTGCGTTTTCAACATCGGCAATTCTACGTTCTTCCAGTTTAATATCAGTAATAATACCTTTAATTGTATTATCAATTTCAACCATGTTAAGAGTATATTTACCTTGTTGCTCATACTCCAACTGCCACCTCAACTCCAAGGACCTTTTCTGTTTGTATAGGTCTTCGGTCATGACTAACCTCCTCATAGGTTATTCTACGGGTATCTCTAAACATTCCCGTTAATTCCCACTTTACACTCTTTTCTCCAATTTTGTCAAGGATTGATTTTTCAATAGATTCACGATTATCCTCAGCTAAAATTTCAAATTTAGCGTGATGATCATAAGCCCATATATTTATTAGGAGTTTTTTCATGGTTTTTCTTTCTACTTCTTAAATGTGGCGGAACTGTGTCCGCCACATAATTAGTTTAGATTACGCACCTTCAACGCCGAAGATACCTCTATAGTCAGATACTCCAAACGAGTATCTTTCTCTAGCTTTGTATCTTACGTTACCAGTATCAAAGTCTCCTTCCATTGATGTACTCAATGGAGTTCTTGAAAACATTTTCATACCGTTTGGAACGTCTGTAATTACATACCATGAATCAGCATCAGTTAAAAAGTTATTAACTCTATAACCTTGTGGGATCATTCCCATACTGTTGATTGCATTGATGTCATTATCAGCTGTCTGAGTTCTACCTTGAGATTTCATCAATCTCTCAGCATTGAACTGATTTGCAGAAGGAATTATCATTTTAACTCCTTTAGCTGCAATTCTCAAACCTCTTTCGTCCGTCATTGCAGCGATGTCTATTAAAGACTGCTCCAATGATGTTTCGTTAAGGTCCGCTTGAGTCGATAAAGTGTTTGCAACATTTGGTCCAGTTGAGCACGTATGTGCTGTACTGAATAATGCTACTCCATCACCAGATTTGAACGTAGCTACCGCTGGTAGACCATTGTTCAAAGGTAATGCGCCTTTAACTTCTTTTGCGTTAGACATAGATCTTGCTAATGCTTTTGTATATCTAGAAGCTAGTCTATCGTAGAGATTATCTTCGATAGCTTCTTCAGTTATAGCGAAAGCAAGCGCGATCGTTTCCATAGTGTAACGTGCAGTGTAGGTTTCTTGCGCTTCGTCGTATGAAATGCCTTGACCTTCTGCTTTTACATCAGCGTTCGCAAAACCAGATAACATAACTTCTTCTTCAAAAGCTCTGTCAGATGATTCTGTAACGTATATTTCAGCGTGTTGATTTTCGTAACGCTTGTATTCCAGCCCAAATAGTGCATTTAGACCAGGCTCTAGTTCTTTAACTAGCTGTGCTCGTGATATTGCCATTTTATGCTCCTATTATGCCCATGTTACCGCACCAGCGAAATATTGGTTGAGGTTGTGAGCAACAACAACGCTTCTAAAAGTTGCGTTTTGATTGTTCTCAGGATCCTCTGCTGTTCTTACCAATCTCCATTGATTTGCA